CGCGGCCACCTTTGCGGACCGCCGCCGGCGCCCGGCCGCTCGCCCGACTGATGACTTCCTCCAGCGTGGCGATCCGGTCCACCATCCCCGACGCCACGGCTTCCTTGGCGCCGAGCATCCGGCCTTCGCCCATCTGCTTCCGCACCTGTTCGACCGGAACGCCGCGCTGGGTAGCCACGGCCTTCGTAAACCGATCACCCATCCCATCAACCCGCTGCTGCTGAAAGGCCAGGAAGTCGGCGCTCGGCGGCCCGAAGGAATTGCCGTCCACCTTGTATTTCCCGGAGGAGATCAACGTCACCTTGATCCCGATACGGTCATACAGCTTCGAGGCGTCGGTGTGGGCCATCCAGACCCCGATCGAGCCAGCCTCGCCGGACGGGGTAATCACCACCTCAGAGGCCGCGGTCCCGAGCCAGAGGGCGGCGCTGCCCATCGAGGCGTTGGCCACGGCGATGCTCTTTTTGTAGGGACGGCTGGCCATCATCTTGGCGGCCAATTCCGGCACGCCGAACACTGAGCCGCCGGGGGAGTTCACGTCGTAGATGATCGTCCCGACTGCGGGGTCCGCCACGGCCTGGTCGATCCTCGCGGCCAGCCATTCGACGGGCGTATCCGGGAAGTCATAGAGGTCGGTCATCTGCCCGATCACGCCGTAGATCGGGATCACCTGGACACCATTGACGGGCTGGCCGCCGGCGGGGCCGACCCGCAGTTGAGATTCCCCGCCCTCAGCCGCCGCCTGCTGCTTCTGGGCGTACCGCAGAAGGGCGGTGTCCAGGTCTTCGTAGTTCCTCAGTGCCCAGATCGAGGCCCGGCACTGGAGGAGGAGATCTTCGCGCATGGTCAGATCCTTTCAGGCCGCGATCGCGGCGTTCGTGCCGTGGAGAAGGTCGAGGAAGCTGGCCGTGAGTGCCCGGGCCGCGTGATCAGGCCCTTCCGCCTCGAGCTCGGCCAGCACCTCTTCGAGCCGTGACCCGGCATCAGCTCCATGGAGGCGCCATTCCCCGCTCCGCGCCTTGATATAATGTTCCGCCGTCCGCTGCAACCATGCCTGCAGGGTTGTCGCCGAGGGAATCGCACACCGGGTCAAATCACCGATCAGGGCCGCCATCGAGCTGGCCACGGGCATCAGCGCCCGGACCATGGCCTCATCATGCCCCTCATAGCTCCCGATCACACCCGCCACCCCGCGCTTCTTGAAGGCCTCGCGGCACATCGCCGCTTCCCGCCGCGCCAGGCGGTGCAGGGGATCCCGAAAGGCGGCGGCCAGCACCGGCGCCAGGTCTTTCGAGCGGGTACCCGGTGGCGATCCCGGCTGCTGGGGATCGTCCGCCGGCGCCGGCAGCGTCCGTCCGGGGGGCGACGGCTGATCCGATGGAATCATGTTGAGCGGGACCAGGTATTCCTGGCCATCGCCGTTGGGTAACGGGTTCATGTTTTCCCGCTCCCGGATCTCGTCGACGTTGAGCCAGCCCCACTGACGGGCGACGGCATAGGCCGCGAAGCGGGAGGTCGTGTCGCCCCGCAGCAGCGCGTTGACCATGAACTCAGGGAAGTAGTCGTCCTGCTCGTCCTCGAGGAGCAGGTCCCGGCAGATGGCCTGTTCGATGCGCACCATCCAGGGCATCAGGCCGTCCGTCACCCATTCGATGCCCTGCTGCTCGATGTTGTTGTTCGTGGAGCGGCTCAGGTCCCCGATCTTGTGCGGCGGCACGCGGAACAGCCGGGCCATTTCGGTCACGGAGAACTGGCGCATTTCGATAAACTGTGCATCCGTGAGCTTCATGCCGATCTGGGCCCACTCCATCCCTTCCTCGAGCACCATGGTCTTGCCGGCGTTCGCGGAACCAGCCCGCTGGGCGTTGATCTGCTCGATCAACTTGTCGCGGGCGGGACCCTGGAGCTTGCCAGGATGGCGGAGGACGCCGGCAGGGGCCACGCCTTTGCCGAGAAAGCTGGCGCTGAATTGTTCCGTCGCGAGCCCGATGCCCACTGCTTCCCGGCAGACTTCGATCATCGACCGACCCGTCACGCCATCCCGGGAGAAGGCCAGGGTCCGCAGCAGCTCGTCCGGCCGGAAGTCCCGTGAGGGACCCACCCGGGGCTGGTAGCGGTAAATGAAGCTCCCATCTGGATAGATCCACGGCACGATGCGGGCGGGATTGAGCGGGATCAGCATCTGGAGATCGCCACCCACCGTGTAAATCTTCTGGGCGAAGGCCTCGCCGCGCAGCACCAGGTGGCCCAGGTACATCTCCCAGAACTCGAAGGCCGTCTGCCAGGGATTCGGCGCCCGATTGATCACCCGGTAGACCGGATGATCGGTGGCCCGCTCTTTCCCGCCTTGCGCCAGCCGTTGATAGAGATGGAGCGGGAGCATCGCCGCCGACTCCGTAATCACCCGCACACAGGCGAAGATCGCCGTCAACCGGTCGGCCGTGGCGGGGTCCACATCCACACCGCTCAGGACGGGCGCATTGAAACCATCCCGGGGCCGCCAGCGGCCATCGGGAGACAGCGGGTAGACGGCACCCGCCAACACGCGAGCGAGATAGCTTCGGCTCATCACAACCTCTCGCGTAGAATGCCCCAGCTGACACACACCACGCCGGGAATGATCCAGACCAAGGGAGCATAGATTCGGGCACCGCCGATCGTCAGCAGCGCGAGGCCCGCGGCCACCATCACATCCGAGCTACTCGGCAGGTTGTCTCTTAGAGCCATTGGATCGGGGCCTCGTCGGTGGGTGCGGGATGCACGATCTGCCGGCTCAGCGCCATGATCGCCGCGACCACGCCGTCGATACGGTCTCCGCTCGACGATTTGTCGGGCGCGATATTGTCGTTCGGATCCCGCCGGAGACTCACGTTCGAGACCATCCAACGCAGAATCGGGTGGCCTCCATGCCGGACCCGTCCCGCTGTGATCAGCTTTTCAAACTCCTTACAAGGCTCCGAGAGGGTCTTATAGCCCTGTCGGACTTCCACCATCTGCAGGCCGTCCCCGGACAATTGGGTAGCGATCTGGGTCGCGTTCCAGGGATCAAAGCCGATTTCCTGTATCCCGAAGCGAGCGGCGAGCCTCCCGACGTCGGCACGGATGAAGTCGTAGTCGACGACATCGCCCGGGGTCGCAATCAACCACCCATCGCGCTGCCAGGCGTCATAGGGCACCCGGTCCTGCTTCGAGCGCCTGGCAATCGTCGCCTCCGGCACCCAAAAACGCGGCAGTAACTCGAGGACCCCGGGTTCCGGGGCGAACGCCAAGACGAGGGCCGTCAGGTCAAGCTTGGTCGATAGGTCCAACCCGGCGTAACAGGCCTGGCCCTCGAGCTCTGTTTCCCTAGCAACGTGCCAAACGCGGGGGCGATCCTCATCACAGGCGTTCCACTTCTCGATCGGCAGCCAGCGATCTTGCTGCTGGGTCCAGATATTGAGGTGCTTCCGTAGAAACTCGTTCAGGAAGCTGGGTTGCTGCTCCGCCTTTTGACATTGTGCAGCCAGAAAATCGCCGCGCACGGAGACCCCGAGATTCGGATTGGCTTTCCACCAGGTTTCCGGCTTCCGCCAATCATCTTCCGGATCCGCACAACAGACGAGCGTGAAGAAGGCGTCATCCTTGAGCACCCCCTCCAGGACCTTGATCGCGTGTTCATGCAGCTGCCAGCCGATCGATTCCGGCTCGTAGGTGCCGCCCGTGGTGATCCCGAAGGTGAGCGGCTGGCGCCGGGCACCCATGCCGGTATCGAGCACGTCCCAGAGGGTCCGATCCTTATGGGCGTGGAGCTCGTCCACGATGTTGCCATGGGGATTGAGGCCATCCAGGGTGTTCGAGTCGGAACTCAGCGGCTCAAACTTGGACCCCAATCGCTCACAACTCAGGTTGAACCGCTGAGATTTGATCCATCGGCGGAGTTCAGGCGATGCCTTCACCATGGCCACCGCGGCGTCATGCACAATCTTCGCCTGGTCGCGTTTGGTGGCCGAGCTGTAGACCTCAGCCCCGCCTTCCTGATCGCCAGCCAGCAGATACAGCCCGATCGCCGCGGCGATGGTGCTCTTGGCGTTCTTCCGCGCCATCTCGACATAGGCGATCCGGAACAGGCGGGTCCCGTCCGCCCGCATCCATCCGAAGAGCGGCCGGAGCAGCTCGTCCTTCTGCCAGGCCTCCAGAACGATCAGCTGCCCGCGCCACTCCCCCTTGGAATGCCGGCACAGGCTCTCAATGAAGGTGACGACCCGCTCGGCGGCCTCCGGGTCATACCAGTATCCCTTTGGGTGCTGAGTCTGCCGCGGATCGGCCGGCCGACCAAAGGGGTAGGCCGCAGCCTCAAGCCGCTCGAGGCGCTCGTAGCCCAATCGCCGGAAACTGCCGTAGCCGAGCCTAGGCGCCGCGACGCTTGCCAAAGAGCAGCTCCTCCGTGGGGTCCTGTTTTTCCGGCTTCGGGGTCGCGCTCACCCGGCCCCGCGAGCTCGGCGACATGCCAAACTCCTGGCCGAGGGACTTGACCAGGGCCGCCTGCTTCTGGGCCAGCGAAACTTCAGGCCGCTGGACGACATATCCCTTCTCGGTCAGGAACGTGATCCCGTTCTCCTCGACCGCCTTCTCGAACTCCTGCAGTCGGCTGTACGCCTGGCAGTAGGTGGCCAGCATGGCGCGGTCAAAGTCGGACGCCATGCCCAGCTGGTCGAGCCACTTCACCACCCGGCGCCACTCCAGTTTCGCCGCCCGATTGAGCCAGGATGGCGGGGACATCACTCCGCGCGCCGGAGCAGGAGGATTCTTCGCCTCGCGGCTCTTCCGATGCGTTCCCTCGAGCAGTTTGAGGTGCTTCGGCTTGGGCGGCGGCCCCCGTCGACCCATCGGCCTACCCCCCCCGCCCGCACCC